CAGATTCTTGAACGTGGATTGCCCACAGAAAACTCCTGCGATATATTTCTATCTGGTACTGAACAGGTATGTGAATATTTTCCAGAGCTTCGTTATCAAAAAAATCCCCCCTGTTCTTCTAATAACAGTTTTCTAGTCGCTTTTGGATTAGATCACAAGTTTTACTACAGGCTTGAAAAGTATAATAAGCGCAAGCTAATTGACCTAGAGATAGGTATAGGCCATCTCTTTCAAGAAGCCCCCAATATTATTCTTCTTAAACGATCTCAGCCCTTGCTATATAAGCACGGTGACGAGCAGATTGGCCCCGTTGTAAGACCAGTTAATGCTTTTGGATGTCACGATCCTGACGATTACTTAGTTGTTCACTCTTATCACGCCCACTCTCTTCCAGAATTATTAGTTGACCCCCACTCATTAATAGTTTCTATTCCAGATAACCCCGTCAATATCGTCAATGTAGATGAAAACTCCCTTATTGGAAGACTTGATGGTAATGTTACCTCACTTTCTATTTCAGATATATGCACCAAAGCCACCAATCTGCTACTTGACTGCACTAAACAAATTATCTTATCCTGCTCTCAACTAGACGTTAAGAAGTTAAAAACCAAAATATTACAGTTGACCCCAAGTAAACCAGCGCAAATAAAAAAAGGCAGCATCATTTACAATGAAGAACACGACACTATTCAATACTTCGACGGATCTCGTTGGCGAACACTATTATGGAGATTCGAAGACGAATGAAGATACCAAAAAATATGTCAGAAAAAGAAGTAATGCAAAAGATATTATTAGTAGTAGACCGTATTGCTCCCAAGTATACCTTCAATGGTTATGACGTTGATGATATAAAGCAAGAAGCTTATATTATATGCATGGACGCCCTTGATCGCTATGACGAAGCCCGCCCCCTTGAAAACTTCCTATCAGTCAATCTATCTAATCGACTCAAGAATTTCGTCCGCGACAACTATTTTACTAAGAATGATACCGAAAAGAAAAAGATCTTAAACCCCTCACAATTATCTTATGATGACTGTCTTGAGACTGAAGACGATGATGTAGATATTAATATAGATGTCTCCCACATGAGTAAAGTTATTGACCAACACCTCCCGTCAAAATGCCGCTCAGACTATTTAAAGATCCTCAGTGATGTTTATGTACCAAAGAAACGTAAAGCGGAAATTATCTCACTTATCAAGAATATAATGAAAGACCACGGAAATGCGTAAGGGGCGAATTTCAAAAGAAGAAGAGAGATTTATATCTCGCAATGCCGAGTCTATGACTTTAGAAGATATAGCTAAATCTCTAGACCGGGACGTTGATTCTGTCGAACAGTTCATGAAGAGGAAGCTTAAGCACGGACTTTCACTGGAAGAAGAAGCTGCTTTCTCTCTTGAAGATCGCCCGTACTGGATAGAATTGCAAAGCCAATTCACAAATGATGAGTTGGAACTATTTAAATATCACTGGAGCCGCATTATCGCCCAGTTTAAAGATGACGTTTTCCCAACAGAAGAGTTGCAAGTTATAGACGTTATCAAATTGGAACTTTTGATGAACAGGTGTCTAAAGGGAAATAAAGATAATATTCAACAGATTTCCACCTATGAAACTATGGTTAAAGATGAGCGGTCTAAAGATAAAGACGATCAAGACCTAGATTATATTATTAACTTAGAAAGACAGATAGCTTCCTTACGGGCTTCACAAGAAAGTCTAAACAGGGACTACCGTGAGCTTCAAACTAAGAAAGCTAGTATGTTGCGCGAGATGAAGGGTACGCGCGAACAGCGAATTAAGAGACTAGAAGATAGCAAGCAGAGTTTCATTTCGTGGGTGGCTAATATGATGCAAGACCCAGAGACTATGAAGCAGTACGGGATTGAGATGGAGAAGATGAAGATGGCTATGTTAAAAGAGAAGGAACGCTTAAGCGCGTTCCATAAGTATGAGGACGGGCTGGTTGATCAGCCGTTTTTAACCCCAGACACTGTACAGGAATAAAGGAGTATATTTTGATAGAGCAAGTTCAACGTTCACTATTCACAGTAGATCAAAATACTAAGCTGAATCAAAAAGCTTTACAAATGAGTGGCATGTCTAGCTTTAAGGTTCGAAATTTTCTTAACAAACTTCTTGAGATACCAGATGCTAGGTATTTAGAAATTGGTGTGTGGCAGGGTGCAACTTTTTATTCAGCACTATATGGTAATTCTCCTCAGTTCGCCGTTGCAATAGATAACTTCTCACAATTTGAAGGAAGTGAACAAATATTTCAGGCAAATTTAAACGATGTTGGAGTTCCTTTTGAATTTATTAACTCTGACTCTTTCGCTACTAAAGACAAATTACAATCAAAAAAATTCAACATATACTTCTACGACGGTTGCCATTTAGAATCTAGTCAATTCAAAGCTATAGAATATTACTATGACAACATGGACGATGAATTTATATACATGTGCGACGATTGGAATTGGCCCGACGTTAAAAATGGAACATCAAGAGCGATACAATCAAAAAATCTCTCTATTGTTAAAGAGTGGGATTTGCCAGCAAACGGAAATGGCGACTTAGAAAATTGGTGGAATGGACTATGGGTAGCAATACTAAGGAAAAACAAATGAAAAGTGCAATTATATTTGGAGTAACCGGACAGGATGGAAGCCATCTCGCAGATCTTTTACTATCAAAGGATTATCATGTTATTGGGGTTTCAAGAAGAACCAGCACAGATAATACTCAAAGAATAAAGCACCTAGAAGGATCACAAAGGTTCAAGCTGGTCGAAGGCGACATTACGGATGTAAGTAGTGTAATTAATATCTTTAGAAATTACGACGATGTAGATGAAATCTATAATCTAGCCGCACAATCGCATGTTGGAACTTCATTTAAGCAACCAGCCCTTACTTGGGATATTACTGGCAAGGGTTGTATCAACCTATTACAAGGAATCGTTGACTGTCATATGTTTGGCGCACGATTTTATCAAGCTTCTTCCAGCGAAATGTTTGGTAGTTCTTATGATGTTGACAATCATGGTAATAAATATCAAGATGAAAATACCAAGTTTATGCCGAATTCTCCATATGCCATTGCAAAATGCGCCGCTCATTATGCTGTAAGAATGTACAGGGACGCATATAGCTTACATGCAAGTGCCGGAATATTATTTAATCACGAAGGCCCGCGAAGGGGTGATAACTTTGTGACCAAAAAGATAACCAACTGGATAAAAGACTTCTCATCTTGGATGCACAAATACGAAATAAAGCCAGAACACATGTGTCCATCTGGAGACTACATTTATGGACCAGTACAAGGCATGAGCTTTAAAAAATTAAGACTTGGCAACATAGACACGTATAGAGATTGGGGCTACGCTGGTGACTACGTAGAGGCCATGTGGTTGATGTTACAGCAAGAGCATCCAGACGATTATGTAGTATGCACAGAACAAACGCACACCGTAGCTGAATTTTTAGATATAGCCTTTAACTCTCTAGGCTTACCGGCTTGGAGAGATTATATAGTAATAGATCCCGAGTTTTATCGACCATCTGAAGTCACATATCTGAAAGGGAGTTTTAAGAAAGCCAAGGAAAAGCTAGGGTGGACGCCCAGCCACGATCTAGAGGGCTTAATTAAGCTTATGCTACTTAACGGAAATGAGAAACTTTAGACTGTCAATAGATTTATCAGACCTATACATAGAGCTTAAAAGCTTTTCCCTTAGAGAATATAGTTTACCATTTTCATTGATTTTCGTAGAAGCAAACGACCCAGATGATGCCTGTTATACTGTGCTTATTAAATTAATGAAATTGTTAATGGATCAAGACCCGTCGCTTAAAACTAGAATACTATGCAAAAAAATTAAAAAACACATGAGAATAGATAAAATAGCACAATTATGAAAAGGAACTATAACGATGAAGCATACACCCAGTGGCGCAAAGATGTACTAAAAAGAGATGGAAAAAAATGTAAAATGCCGGGGTGTAAGTCTAGAATTAATTTACAGGTTCACCACATACAAAAATGGTCAACCGCTAGCGCACTAAGATACGACTTATCTAACGGGATTACTTTATGTAGAAAATGTCATGATTCTATTAAAGGTCAAGAAAATCATTATGTTCATGTATTCAAATTAATATTGGATAATTTATGAGTGAAACTAAAAAATTTATGGTCATCAAAGATACCCGCGAACAAGACGGATATTACTTTAAAGACTATAATACTTGTGGTGGGATGATTGAGCGTAAGCTTGATACCGGCGACTACTCTATAGAGGGATTAGAAGACAAAATATGTATAGAGCGCAAGGGCTGCGTAGAAGAATTGGCTACAAATCTGGGTCAAAAGAAGTACGCTTTCCTAGACGAAATAGAGCGCATGAAGCCATTCCCTCACAAGTTTCTAGTTCTAGAATTTACCTTTGAAGAATTGGCAAAATTCCCAGAAGAAACTAGGATACCATTAAAAAACAAAGCATCAGTCAAAATCACGGGCAAGTATATGATGAAATGCTTGTTCGAATTCGCACTATATAACAACGTACAGGTTATTTTCTGTGGAAATAAATACAACGGATTCTTGGCTGTTAGTAGCATTCTTAAGCGAGTTCATGAAATGTACACAACTGGAAGGAAAACTTAACATGGAACCAGAACTTCTGAAAGATTTTCACGACTATGGTGCCAATATTAACACCAGAGAAATCTTTCTACATAACCATTATCACGCTGAAGATAATCAAAACCCCGGCGTTGAATACAGAATGTCTAACACTTTTATTAAAAACCTTAGAGCGTTAGATCTTAGAAATAATAATCCAATCACAATACATATGCAAAGTGTTGGTGGAGAATGGCCAGATGGTATGGCTATTTTTGATGCTATAGCAATGTGTAGATCATATGTTAGCATTATAGTCTATGGACAAGCAGAGTCAATGAGTAGCATTATACTACAATCAGCAGACTATCGATATATGACTCCTAATTCATATTTTATGAGCCACTATGGTTCTACGGCGGTTGGTTCAGATTATCTAAGTGTTCAGAACTTTGTTGATTATGAACGAAGGTGCGCTAGCGTTATGTTTGATTTATATGCAAAGCGATGCGTAGAGGGGCAGTTCTTTAAGGACAAGTTTGGCAAGAAGCCCAGCGAAAAACAAGTTAAGCAATATCTTATTCGAAAGCTGAAATCTGGAGATTGGTATTTGAACGCAGAAGAAGCAGTCTATTACGGATTTGCAGACGCGATACTCACGGATTGGAATAGGAATGAGTGAAGCTAAACTCAAAAAAATAGATGAGGCTTGGCTTGGGCTAGATTCTGTAGATACAGATCTATTTAACCCAATGAGCATCTTGCGACCAAGCGAAGATGACTTTCATTTGAAACTCGCTTGGCTTATGACTAGGCCAGAGTATCTATCGTTTTTTTGTCATCACATCTTAAACGTTCAGCTATTACCATCTCAGGCTTTAGTGCTAGATGAAGTTTGGAATAGAAAATTTCCAATGCTTATTGCTAGCCGAGGATTTGGTAAGTCTTTCATGCTATCTTTATACGCTATGCTTAGAGCTTTGGTTTTACCGCGACGAAAGATCGTCGTTGTTGGTGCAGCGTTTAGGCAGTCCAAGGTTATTTTCGAATACATGGAAACTATTTGGCGCAATTCTCCAATGTTAAGGGATATATGCGATGCCGACAGCGGACCAAGACGAGATACAGATAGGTGCGTAATGAGGCTTAATGAAAGCACTATTACTTGTTTACCACTTGGTGATGGTCAAAAAATTAGAGGTCAAAGAGCCAATGATATTATCAGCGATGAGTTTGCTTCTATTCCTAGAGATATTTTTGAAAACGTTGTTGCTGGTTTCGCCGCAGTTAGTGCTGATCCAGTGGCAAATGTTAAACGTCTTGCTGCAAAACAAAAAGCAGAAGAATTAGGAATTATAATAGAAGATGATAAGTCTTCTTCAAGACAATCTAAAGATAACCAGATCGTGTTATCTGGCACGGCATATTATGATTTTAATCATTTTGCAACTTACTGGAAAAAATGGAAAGCTATCATTAAGAGTCAAGGCAATCCCGCTAAACTAAGAGAAGTGTTTGGTGGCGAAGATTATCCAGAAACTTTTGATTGGACTCAATATTCAATCATACGTATGCCATACGAGTTATTACCAAAGGGTTTCATGGATGCAGACCAAGTTGCTAGATCAAAAGCTACTGTACATACTGGTATTTACCAAATGGAATACGGCGCATGTTTCACAAGAGACAGCCAAGGATTCTTTAAGAGATCATTAATTGAGTCTTGCGTTATCTCTCAAGAGAATGAGATCAAAGATAGCAAGGGTACTCCAATCCATTTCGAAGCTAATTTAATTGGCGATCCAAATAAAAAATATATCTTTGGTGTTGACCCAGCTTCAGAAGTAGATAATTTTAGCATTGTTGTGCTTGAAGTAAATCCAGATCACAGAAGAATTGTACATTGCTGGACCACCACAAGGTCAGAACATAAAGAGAAAGTCAAGAAGGGGTATTCTAATGAAACTGACTTCTATTCTTATTGCGCAAGAAAAATAAGAGACTTAATGTTACTATACCCGTGCGTACATATCGCTATCGACGCTCAAGGTGGTGGTGTTGCTGTAACAGAATCTCTGCACGATCAAGATAAAATAAAGCCGGGAGAGCTTCCCATGTGGCCTACAATTGATGATGATAAACCAAAAGATACTGACGGCGAACGCGGCTTGCATATTATAGAGATGTGCCAATTTGCCAAGTACGAATGGTTATCAGAAGCAAATCACGGAATGAGAAAAGACTTTGAGGATAAAGTTTTATTGTTTCCATTCTTTGACGCTGTTAGTTTAGGTCTATCAAATGCTCAAGACGATATTAAGCACAGGATGTTTGATACATTAGAAGAGTGCGTTATGGATATTGAAGAATTAAAAGATGAGCTTTCTATGATACAAATGACTCAGACTAATAATGGTAGAGATAGGTGGGATACCCCAGAAGTTGTTGTTGGCACTGGTAAAAAGAGCAAGATGCGTAAAGACCGATATTCCGCGCTTTTAATGGCCAATATGGCCGCTAGAGTATTGCAGAGAACTCCAGAACAAGAAGCTTACAACTTCTATGGTGGCTTTGCAACTGGCAGAGGTGGCGGTGATAAGCCTTCCTATGAAAACGAAAAACTTTATACTGGACCAAGCTGGTTTGCAGATCAAATGAAAGATGTGTATTAGTAATTAGACAATCCAATTAACAATCCAATTACAGAGAAAACTATGAGCAATGAAGAAATGATAACGTGGAATGACGATGACGCATCCAGCAAAACCGATGCTTTTGCTAAATTTTCAGATAATATCTCATCATATGTCGGCTTACCCAAAGCTCAAGGAAATCATTATCGTAACTTCACTGATATTGAACCTAATAGAACTGTAAAACCCGGATTTAATCCTAGTGATTATTATGCTTTTCGTCCAGATGAGGCCGTTCCACACCAACAGCGCCGCGCTATTAAAATGTGCATGGATGCTTATGATAAAGTTGGTATTATTAGAAATATTATTGATCTCATGGGCGATTTTGGTAGCCAAGGCATAGAAATAGTTCACCAAAATAGCAGCGTAGAGAAGTTCTACCAGCAGTGGTTCAGGAGCGTCAATGGTAAAGAAAGGTCAGAGAGATTCTTAAATAATCTCTATAAAGCTGGCAATGTTATTATTTATCGTAGCTATGCTAATATGACTCCAGAATTAACAAAGTATATGAAGGCTTTGTCTAAGGATATTAGAGTTGATGTTCCAACAGTTCCAGCAAACCAAATCCCTTGGCGTTACAACTTCTTCAATCCAATGACTGTTAAAATGATAAACGGTAATCTATCATTATTCATGGGTGCGAAAGACTATACTCTATCAGCTAATACATTCTTGGACAAGTTCCCAAATGGCGATATCCCAAGCACAGTTCTTGATACATTACCGCCAGCTATTAAACAAAGCCTCCAGAGAGGGGAAAAGCAAATACCTCTAGATCAATCTAGACTAAGCGTATTTCATTACAAGAAGGACGATTGGCTACAATGGGCTAACCCCATGATTTATGCTATTCTAGATGATATTATCATGTTAGAAAAGATGAGACTAGCAGACCTATCTGCACTTGATGGTGCTATCTCTAATATTCGTCTTTGGACACTTGGTAGTCTTGAGCATAAGATTCTTCCAAATAAAGCAGCAATTAACAAGCTAAGAGACATTTTAGCTAGTAACGTTGGTGGCGGCACAATGGAATTAGTTTGGGGTCCAGAGCTATCATTCCACGAATCAAACAGCGAAGTTTACAAGTTCTTAGGCTCAGAAAAATATACCGCAGTATTAAATAGCATCTATGCTGGACTAGGTGTTCCACCAACCCTAACTGGAATGGCAACAAATGGCGGTGGCTTTACCAATAACTTCATTTCGCTGAAAACTTTGGTTGAAAGATTGCAGTACGGAAGAGATATGCTTGTAAAATTCTGGGAAAAAGAAATTGAAATAGTCAGAAAGGCTATGGGTTTTAGATATCGCGCTCACATTCAATTTGATCAAATGAGTTTGTCGGATGAAGCTACAGAAAAAAATCTCTTAATACAGTTAGCAGATAGAGATATTATTAGTCATGAAACCATTCTTGAAAGATTCAAGGAAATACCGGAGATTGAAAAAATTAGACTTAAGAGAGAAATATCAGCTAGAGATGAAGGCAAGTCTGCTCCAAAGGCTAGTCCATATCACGATCCAAAGCATAAGCAAAACCTTGAAAAGATTGCTCTACAAAGCGGTAAGGTTACTCCGCAAGATGTTGGACTAAAAACTAGTGTTCCTAAAGATGTCCTTATTCCTAAACCCGTAGTTCCGGGAGCGGGTCCAGTGGCACCTAAATCTAAACCACCCAAAAACAATGGCAGACCACCTTTATCTAATGATACAGGTCCAAGAAAGCAACGCATAGCTAACCCAAAATCAAAGCCGGGAGTTGCAGAATTAGTAGTATGGTCAGAAACTTCTTGGGAACATCTATCTGATATATTAACTAATGCTTATCTTAAGTCTAACAACAAAAAGAATCTTAGGCAATTAACAAAGGCTGAAGTTAATAATCTAGAGCAATTAAAAGTAGATGTTTTAACTAATTTACCTCTTTTTGAAGAAGTTAACGAACAGTCAATAGCACAACTATTATCATCTAACTCTAAAACACCACTAGAGTTTGCAAAACTGCTTAAAAATAACAACATTGTGCTAGAAGACATGCCAATTGACAATTACCGACGAAGTGTTTTAGGTTTATACATAGAGCAAAATTTAACCTAAAAACATACTTGTTTCGGATTTTGTGTATAATGTTTTGAGAGGAAATATATGAAAATATTTAAACAAGAAGTGTTAGATGGTGTCGCTGACAAAGTTCAGGCCGATACTACAGTCGCTTATTGCTCTCAGGCGGTTGTTTGTGAAGCAAATCCAGAAGTAGCTCATAAGATCCAAGCCAGCGCAAACCCCAAGCAAATTGATCTATACTATATTAAATCAATCTTGGTATCAACTGGTTGGAATAAAAATGACGATGTATTTGCTCCAGAACAAACTTGGGCTGCTAGAACAACTCCAGAAGACAAGCAATTCAATTTCATGCATAATGAAAATGACATTATTGGACACATTACTGGTAGTTACGTTGTTGACCGACAGGGCGCGACAATCGCAGCAGACACAGAAACCGCACCAACCGAATTCGACATTATAACAGAAGCAGTTCTATATAATAGTTGGACAAATCCCGACAATCGGGAAAGAATGCAAAAGATCATTGACGAAATCGAACAAGGTAAGTGGTTTGTTTCAATGGAATGTTTATTCGCGGGTTTTGATTACGCGCTAATAGACCAACAGGGCAATCCAAAAGTCATAGCAAGGAATGAACAATCATCATTCTTAACTAAACACTTGAGAGCCTATGGTGGCACAGGTGAATATGAGGGCTACAAGGTAGGCAGATCATTAAGAGATATTTCTTTTTCTGGTAAGGGATTAGTTTCTAGACCAGCTAATCCAAGAAGCATTATCCTTGATTCAAGCAGAGCCTTCCTCGTAAATAAACAAGACGATGTTATTTTAAATGTACCTAAAGGAGAAATTCAAATGTCTGATACCAATTTAGAGCAGATTGTTAACGAAGCTCCAAGCGAGTTAGCTGCTGCAACAGAATCCAATGAGGTCATTAGCACACCAGTTGAAGAAGTTACTCCCAATTATGCGGAAACAATTTCAGCACTTGAAGCTAGCCTCACAGAAAAAACAGAAGCTTTTAAGGCTCTTGAAGAGACACTTAAGGCCCATGAAACTGCAATCAAAGAACTACAAGATGCACTCGCCGCTAAAGACGCCGAGATGATGAACATGAAGAAGAAAGAGAAGAATAGAATGCGCAAGGATAAGCTCATGGCTTCTGGCTTTGAAGAAACAGAAGCTGACGAGTCTCTTTCTCTATATGAAAACTTAGACGATAATGCTTTCGAAGCCATTGTTGCCATGTACAAAAAGAAGATGGCAAAGATGGAAAAGAAATCAGAGTTTAAGGAAAATCTTACCAAGGACGAGAAAAACGAAAGCACTAATCCTAAAGCTGCCGTAGTTGCTTCTGAAGAAACAACAGAAGAAGTAACTGAAACACTTTTTGATGGTGTAAGCTCAACCGAGGCTGCTTTAGTAGATGCTTCTGATGCAAATGATGAACTTCAGTCCACCAGAGCAAGTGTAGCTCAGTGGTTAACCGAAAACGTACTACGTAAGTGATTTACAAGGAGAAATAATTATGGCCCTAAAATCAGATAGATATGAATTTCAGACAGATATTAGTTTCTTTTACAATGCCGGTACTGCTACTCGCGGTGGCGTCGTTGTACATGATACTACGGCTGGCTCTGGCGCAGCAATGGATCAAGGTGTCAACCTTGTGAAGTATGCAGCCGTAACAGCAGCTAGTCGCCCAGTAGGCGTTCTTCTTAACGACGTTGTTAACAAGGATCTTACTCGCACCCATCTTAACCAGCATAAGGATGAAGTGCAAAAGGGTGGCAAGGTGACTGTTCTCCGTAAGGGGTACGTTGTTACTAATAACATTACAGGCACTCCAGTTGCCGGTGATGCAGCTTATGCTTGTCATGTAAACGCTGGTAATCTCCGTCCCGACTCTCCCGGTAGCTCTGGTGTGCTACAAGTCGGTCGCTTCCTTACAAGTAAGGATGCTGACGGTTATGCTAAAGTAGAAGTCAACCTACCCTGAACTAAGTAAATTCTAAAAGGAGAATTAAACATGCCAGAAAACAAAAGACCTAGTGACGAATTTATCAGTCTCCTACGCAAGTCAGGGGATGCTGATATCAATGTAGCTGCGGCTGCTCAACGTGAGTTTGCCAAGGCTCTAGAGCTTCCTCTTCGTAAGGGCGTTCTAGTTGGTAACATTCTTGGTGACATTTTCGAAACCATCAACGTGGAAGCCGGTTCAACAACCGAATTCCCACTCGACCTAGTTTCTCCCGGCCTTGAAGGTGAGCATGTCGCTTACACCAACCCCGGCCACGGTAGAATTCCAGAGCGAAGTGTGGAAGGCGACTACGTGATGATCCCCACCTACTCAATCGCTTCATCGGTTGACTATCTTCTTCGCTATGCCCGCGAAGCCAGATGGGATATCGTTGCTCGCGCAATGCAGGTGATGGAAGCTGGTTTTACCAAGAAGATGAACGATGACGGTTGGCACACTCTTCTCGCCGCTGGCGTTGACCGCAATATCCTCGTCTATGACGGTGATGCAACTGCCGGTCTATTCAGCAAGAGACTAGTTTCGCTAATGCAAACTGTCATGCGTCGTAATAGTGGTGGTAACTCCGCTTCACTTGGCCGTGGCCGTCTAACAGACATCTACGTGTCACCAGAAGCTCTAGAAGATATTCGTAACTGGGGTTTTGATCAAGTTGACGAAACAACTCGTCGTGAGATCTATACCGCTGCAACAGGCGGCGCTCCAATCACACGTATCTTCGGTGTGAATCTACGTGACCTAGATGAACTAGGCGAAGGTCAAGAATATCAGTCGTTCTTCGTGAACGAACTTGGTGGTACAGTGCAAGCTAGCGACCTTGAACTCGTCGTTGGTCTTGACCTCTCCACAAGAGACAGTTTTGTTATGCCAGTTAAGGAGCAGCTACAGGTGTTTGAAGACCCCACTCTTCATCGTCAGCAGCGCGCCGGTTACTACGGCTTTGCAGAGCTTGGCTTTGGTGTTCTAGACAACCGCAGAGTGATCCTAGGCTCATTCTAATTGTAAAAGCTATCTAATTAGCTTAATCGATTAAGCCACCCTCGTTTACTTGGGGGTGGCTTTTTCGTGTATATACCAATAGATTGTAAGTTCAGGACTCATTTTTCAGGAGACAAATATGGCCGCAATATCGGACTACCTTGAAGCAAAAATATTGAATCATATCTTTAGAAGTGAGCAGTTCGTAAAGCCTTCTTCTATAGCTATAGCTCTCACTAGTAGCGTTGCGTTAGATTCAAATACTGGCGCTACTCTTCCAGAATTACCTACTGGCGTTGCCAGAGGTGCCACAAACGTCACCACCGGTTATTCAAGAAGAGATCTTGGAGCGCCCTCTGGTGTTGGTGACACTACATGGTTTTCTGTTGGCGTGGATAATACTACAGTATTTCAAGTGTACAGTCAAGAGGTTGGCAATAGTGGATATTTTTATCCTATCTATTTATCTAAATCCGTAGCTGAAGCGGCGGATAATAATGGAAATTCTAATACCTACACTTTTCCAAAAACATTTCCAAATGTAAATTTTTATGCGCCTAGAGCTATTGCTGTTTCTGGCAGTGCAACAAATCCGGGATATGTACAGTATGATGGAAACGGCTTTATTAAGAACCAAAACCAAATAGTGTTTGATACCGCCCTTTCTGATTGGGGTTGGGTTTCTGGAGTTGCTGTATTAGACAGTTCAGTTGCTGGTCAAGGCAATGTGTTAATGTATGCGGCTCTTAAAAATCCAAGATATATCTACACTGGCGACAATATCAAGTTTGATCCTAAGTCACTTGAAATTAGCCTCAAGTAAGAAAGTTCTAAAAAATGATTCTATCAAAGCCACAACTGGTAGAAAATATAGCTAGAGAGATATCAGATAATTCAACTGGCCAAATTTCGCCACATGATATTAGACATAACCTGTTAGATATAATTGACTCAGTTCATTTACTAACTGGTTCACAGAATCTTAGAGCAAAAAACTTTGATACGATAGATGTAAGATCTACCCGAGCGGGCGATCTTACTCTACAAAAACTTGGCTTAGATGGATACTTTTCTGTAGACAATTCAGCTTTTGGATTTTCTGCATTAAATTCCAACTATCAAGGATCAAAAAATACTGCAATAGGTTCTTATGCTCTAAGTTGTAATATCTACGGCGAAGATAATGCCGCTCTTGGTTATCATTCTCTAGCTGGTAATACCAATGGCTTTGGTAATATTGGTATTGGAAGCTATAGTCTTCACAATAACAAGATTGGTAATTTTAATATAGCTATAGGACATGGTGCTGGTTACTATGTTAATAGAGATACCAATAATAGATTGTTTATTGCCTCTCACCCGATTGACGAAACTTATCTATGCGGTAATCCAGATGGGATAGGATTGGTTCCTCTCATTCAAGGAGATATGTCCTCTGGAAACCTTAGAGTTGGTATCGCAGTTTCTGGACTCCATGAAGGTGCCACTCTTCAAATTAGTGGTCACTTTCATCCGTCTGACTCTCTTCAATCTTTTGATATAGGTCACGGAACTTATAGATGGCGCAATATTTACTTATCACAAACCCTATCGTTCCCAAATAGTAATTACATTACTTATGACAATGCTGGGAATAGGTTTCTAATAAGTAATAAAACCGTAATTGGCGGTCCAGCATCTATAGGTGGAGATACGGACGTTAGTGGTAATTTAGTAGCCACTGGACACGCCGATTTCGGTAGCTATCTTAATGTTGGTGGTAAGTTAGACGTTGACGGCAGAATAGATGCCAGCGGACACGTAAAGCCTAAAGTATCTAGTGCTTTTAATTTGGGCGACTTTGATAAACGCTGGTTAAATGCCTATGTAGATAATTTATATGTTAGTGGCGTTGGTAGATTTACACGATTTGAGGCGGTAGAACAAGCTCACTATCTACACAAAACAGTACACCTAGCATCTAGTGGCCATATTAATACTATTGATGGCGGTGGACCAAAAGGGCTATACGATTACTACAATCCAAATGAAGAAAACGTTTTGCCTGTTGGATATCTAGTTGATGAAGAACTAAATGGCGCTGGATTTAACGTTAGATCGCGTGGTGTTGATTATGAAAGAACTTATGAGTTTACTTTTCACTCTCAAGACTCAGCATTAAAAAACCTATCAGTAGACAACCCGTACTCACGCTCTTATTGGAATTCAAATGTTAGTATTCATACTAACTCTGGCTGTCACGTTAGAACAGATAGAATTATAAGTAGTGATGTTATTGCGGCAGTAACATATAACGATGGACTTGGTTATTTCATCGCCAGCGGCAAGACCTATTCAACAAATGAACACAATCTACGCAGCAATCTAGCTGGCATCGGCAATGTAAACTTCATAGCCAATTCTGGAGAACAAGACAAATACACTATCACATTCGCAAGCCCAGCATCTGGCGTAAATATTAACCACAGGTTTCTATCAAATGTTAAAACAAAAACCATTGATCAAGAAACTGATAAAGAAAAATTAACTGGCTTTGAAACCTCATATATTTCAGACTCTCAACTTACACAGCCAGTGTTTTTCAATGAGCAAGTGGGACAAAACCCAAGTAGATTTGTTATTAAATCATACAACAATTCATCATATGCCAAACGATCCTTCACATTGCTTCAAGACGCAGCAGACGGTTTTGTTGGAATAAGTAATTTTGGATATTCTGACAACATGCTTCCAGATACTATTTTCAATATAAGAAGCACTGGAAACGCAATAATAAGAGCCACCGCAGAAAACCAAGGTTCAACAGTTTCTGCTCTACAATTACTTAGCAAAGAAAATTGCTTAAAATATGGCACAGAGTTAGAATATCTCAATAATAGTGGGATATTTAACATAAACATCTATAGCGATGAAAATAAAATTAGTTTTGTAAAAGCTATGGATAATGGACGCGCTAGTATTTTTAATTCTGGTACTCCACACGCAATGTTAACAGTTGGAGACAAAGACAATCATGAAGCTGTAGTGAGTTTATATCACTGCTCTGGTATACCTTCTGGTTATGCTAATTACGCACAAGTGTTCACAAAAGCAAAATCAGATACTTCACAAGTCTCGTCATTAAATTTCGTTGATGCAAGCGGTAACATTTTCGAAATTGTAATGAATTCTATAGATCTTTTAGGTCAAAATCTAGACAAGCCATTGTTAGCTGATAATTCTGGCAACACTCTTGGTGGCAGATTCTCGCCAAACAACAAAGCCAGCTTGGCAATGTCAACAAATAATACCGCCTTGGGCTATAGGGCTTTATCATATGTTGCTGGTGGAAATAATAACACGGCTATTGGCTATAATGCTGGAAGCGGCATTACAACTGGAAGTAATAATGTTATACTTGGTTATAACTCTGCTAGATCTATCAAAAATGGATCTAATAATATAGTCATTGGGAATAATTTATTAAGCACCTATCCTTCTGGAAGCAGCAATAACTTTGTGCTTGGATCAGACAATAATATTCTAATGTCTGGCAATTTAATAACTAAAAATATGATTATGCCAGAAGGCAAATTATTCTTAACTAATACATCAAACGAGAGCATCAAAGTACAGGCTAATCTTATTGAAGTAATTGATAGCGGTGGAAGTAACTATCCAGACAATAAACTGGTATTTAAGTTTACGGGAAACAACTCGTCTGATTTATTAAAGCTAGACCACAATGCTAATCCAGTAAGTAAGAGTGCTAATTATCAAAATCCAGCAACACCAAGACCAAACGCTGAACTCAGCGGAGATTTAAAACTGCTTGGCGCTATTAGGTTTAGTGACTCCACATCTGTTGAGTCAGCTAGCTTTTTACAAGATATTGCTAATCTTAGTAATAATGGTTCTTCAACAGCTAGCGCACTAACTTCTCTCACAAACTCATTTAATAATTTACTTAATGCCTACAACAATTTAATAATTGAGGGTTTTGCTCAAGAAAACATACCAGCGCCACAAAATCCAAACACTCCAACTACGGGTAGAATTAGACCAAAAGAAAAAGTTGGTGGCGTTTGGAGAGATAAAGTTGTTCCGGCTGGTCAAAATCCATTTATCTCCATTATAAACAGAGATCCTTTCTTAAAGATCAATGGCTCTGATTATGTAATTGCTGTCAAGGTTAATGATGAATATAGACCAATGTGGGTAAGCTATAATAGTTAGTTATATGAACGAAGACTGCTTTATTAATGAGGATTGCCAGCGGCCAAAATTAGCTGGCAAAAAACACGACCCACTACTAGATGTTCCAACTAGGCCATATTTAGATTTACCAAACGAAAAAGCTTCAACGACCACAACGACCACTACTAACACTACTACTTTTGCCCCATACGATCCAGATCTTCTTGATCTTATTGTGATTCCAGTAAGTGGCAAAGCTTGTCCAATAATTTTAGCCCCACCGACTACCACAACTACTACCACAACTATTAATCCACTATATGTATTAGGTGGACTTAAGGGTAAGTTTAATATGAGTAGCGATTCTATATTAACTATAAGTGAGGGTAATGTTGGAATCAGCTTACCAATATCTAATGGTATTGTTCTGTCAAATATTAGCTATAATAATGCCGGTGGAGACTATTTTAGTTTTATGGCTTTTGGTTATTTTAGACCACCAGTTAATGGAACGTATACATTTTCAACAGCTAGTGATGATGGAAGCGCCATATGGCTTGGGGTTCTTGCTGAAATAGATGTTGGCAGAAATATAACTAATGCGCTATTAAACAATAATGTTACTGGTAGCCAAGGCAGCACTAAAAAAAGCGCATCAATTCTTTTAACTGGTAATACTTTTTATCCAATTAGAATTGTTCATAGAGAAGCTGCCGGTGGCGACAATTTAACATTTTCTTGGAGCGGGCCAAATATAGAGGAAACAACAGATTTAACTGAATATTTTTATTACGACAAATAAGGACATGTTATGGCTAACGCAATAGGTTTAGCTGGATGGGAAATTGGCGCTGCTAGAGGTAGGGTTGGAGCTTTCACAAAAGCTATCAACTACCAAGACTTGAATAATGCATCCTTTAGAAGACTATTTGTAAATACTGCACACTGGTCTTCTCGCAGAAATTCTAACAGCATTATTCTACTAAGTTCTGAAAACACTCTGTTTGATAACTTAGTTGCTGAAGTTTTGAATTCTGCTGGATATAGCACCTCTGTTTATAATAGATGGTATAGTTTTAGCGGTTATCCCGGAGGACTTGGGCAATTCGGATGCATGTTATTGCTTCCAAGCTACAACCCATTTGGTGGCACTAAAATGCCAGACGCTGGACAGTCTCAAATTCTGAACGAGGTGAGAAATGGTGGCATGGGCCTTATTATATCAGAATGGTTTCATTATTTACAGTCTTTACCATCTAAAAGATCTTTTTCTTTTGATAGTAACGTCTTACTTGGATTACATGAAATTTCTCCACTTAAAATAGAAGACTATGTAACATATTCAGACCCAGAAAAAATTGTTTTCTCAAAAAATATTGAACAAGATAGTATTTCATACAATATCCCAGAACAATTCACTGTGAACTCTAAGGGGTTCGCCGTTGGATATGACGGAACAATCTCACAAATATCTACAGCTAAACCCAATGCTACTATATTTACTTTTACAGACGTTTTCGCTAGAGGCACAACAACTACTACAACCACCACCACAATTGCTCCAGCTAGAAATATTAAGCTCAAAGTTGCAGATGTAAATCTTATAGATTACTGTGGGCCACACGTAGTAACTATGGATGGACCAAGTAAAGATTATTTTTTGCTAGAAAACAACGAATTATTCCTAACGGAAAATACGGGTTCAACTGGAATATATAGCGTTACAGTATCTGTTGATGATTTGTTTAACCCCAAAAGATTTAACACGATACAAAAAACATACAATCTAGAACTAGCAAGGTGCGATCCACCAATTTCTAAACCTCTGGATGGTTCTGGTCCTGCATTTTCTTATCGCGGACTAAACGTTAATGGAAATAATATGCAAACATTATGGGGTCAACAAACTCCATATGGCATTATTTCTCCATTTACAGATTTTTCTCTTAATGGAGAAGGATCACCAGATGACCCGATAATATCATGGCTTGGTGGGCAGCACGGAGATACTAATGCTCTATGGCTACAAATTAATAAGTCTGGACTATTAAATTGGAATCTGAGAGTTGCGTCAGAACAAGGCCGCGACTACGCCTCCGTTTGGATTGTTAGTGCCAGTGGAGCTAAAGCTACACAACACACACAGCAATACAATCAAGAGTATACGAACTTAACAAAATACAAACCACTAGTTACAAATGCTACATTTTCTGATTCTCAACTAACAGGCACAGCAACTAGTATTGGATCAAGAACAATAGACATACCATTAGATGATACAATAAAAACATTCTTAGTAGTTACTTACTATAAAGATGAGAAAAAAAGCATCGGTGATGATAAAATATATGCTCAATTTTTTATTGGCACAACAACAACTACTACTACAACAACTACAAGTACTACGCCAGCACCCACAACATCAACAACAACTACAACTACAGAGCCACCACCAAGTTATACTTATACTCTAAATTTCACAAACAATATTGCCGGTGGATCAATTTCGCCATTCTCACTTAGTGTTGTATTTCCACTTAACGGTTCTGTTTTTATGGGATACGTTAACTACTTCTCAAACCAAGCCGGATATTATTTTGCCACTTCACCCACGGTATTAAATGCGCTAAATCCAATATCATTTAGTTACGAACCTTGGAATCAAAGAATTGGGTTTTATCTCAATGGTATGCCACAGAATGGAGGATCACAAGATCTTATTATTCAGGGACAAACAGTTCCTACGACGACCACCTCAACCACCACCACGACTACAACTCTCAGACCGTGCGATAATTTGATTTATGTATTATGCAAGCAAACATTAAGATGTATTAAAACAAATAATTTGTGCGTACCAAATCTAAGCTCTAGCACAAATGAGATTGTATTAGACTCATGTTGCGATCTTACTCAGGAGCAGATGCTAGCAGAGTTTGTTAATGTTTATGGTAATACTCCAATTGTACAATTTGGAAGTAGATGCCCAAGTACACCAACGTCAGCATTCTCAGATTGTGCATCAGTAGATTCAAATGGAAATTGTCAAGATGTTATCAATTACGAAACTTTAGCAACAATACCTTGTCTTTCATCAGACTTACCACCAGATATTAATCCACTACCATGACATCTTTACCTATAATTGCGCAGTGTCCATGTGGAACTTTATATCTACCAAAAGGTAGAGCCTTTTCTACGTCTGGCTTAAGAGTTGATATACTGGTAGAAAATTCAATTTCCGAATTAGCATTGCTACACTCTCAAGATATATATTTAGAATCTGGAGAGAAATTTATCACTGTTACTCCAATTATAACAGAACACGCCATACCAACCAAACTATCTATATCTCACTCATTACCTATAACTATCAAGAATGTTATACAGGTTGTTGTTAAAGATAAATTAAGCAAAGCCATTCTCGGAACTCAATACATTGGAAAATACAATGAAACAACCACCATAGATGAGATAGTTGTAGATTTACATTCTAGTATTGATCTATATGATAGCGCTATTATTGTTGAAATACATAGCTTGTGCGATAATGGTTCTGATCCTTGCTGTGATAAATTACCTTCTGAAATAGATATAGTCGGCCCAAGATTACTATGCGTACCTTTAGAACAGTATTACGTTCTTCCAACAACTACGACTACAACAACTCCAGAACCTTTTACAATAGAGTTTTTGACTAGCCCAACAAATCAAATTGTAAATGCAAACACCAAGGCCACATTTTCTTTCAGTGCTATTTCTCTATACGACAATGACTTTAAATACTGGTGGGAAAAATCTATAGACAACGGAGTATCTTGGAATAAGGCTTCTCGTTTATTAGAAGGACAATCAAGAAAGATTCATACTCTAGTGGTGCTAGCTTCTCTTCCAATGAATGGCACAAAGTATAGAGTTGTTATTGTAGAACCCAAAATTAAATACAGCAATGTTGCAACACTATTTGTTCTTCAGCCCACAACAACTACCACCACAACAACTACGTTTAATCCAGTTACTACAACTTTGCCTCCATGTGATCTACAAATTTTTGGCTTTGGAAATACTACTACTACTACTACTACTACTACTACTACTACTACTACCCTTGCGCCAACAACCACTACTACCACAACAACAACAACAACAACAACAACAACAACCACTTCCGTTCCCGGAGTTGTGTTCACAAATATTCAGAATATATACGGAACATCACCGATTGGAAATAATACAAACACGCTAAATGTTCAAATAACTAGCCAAGAAAACGCTTTCATGTTCAACTCTTTGCGTTTTGACATTGCAAGTTCAGCCACTATATCTACCCAACTCAGAGATGCATCTAATAATACAATATGCTGCACAAAATTATTACTTGTATCACCTACAAATTTCCCAGATGCAACACTAAGTAAAGATGGAAATTATTACTGGACCGATTTTGTTATCTCAAAAACGCTACCCGCTGGAACATACACTATCAGAGTAAGAGGAGGTGGAAATGACGGCGATTTACTTGGTTTTCAAACTCTTAATAACTATATAATAAATTTATCATAAATGGAGAAAACGCAGTGAAAGGTGCAAAAATAACATTACCTAATAGCAAAAGATTTGCGCTAATTCCACGCAGTGCTAGCTACGCCATTATATGGCAAGCTATTCCAGAATATTTGCGTATTCCGGGTGATAATTGGCATCCCATCAAAGCCACTACCAATAATATTGGCTCTCCTCTTGAGGTAGATGAGCCAGCAGATGGGCTATGTTGTCTTGTGCGTGACCCAATTGAGCGTTTTCGATCTGCCTGTGCTAGACAAAAGGTAACTCCAGAAGAAGGTTTACAAAGATTACAAACAGATGTTCATTTTTGGCCCATATCTGATATGGGACTATTAGTAGATGGCGTTACATATTTTCGTTTTCCATATGAAATTGATGCTTGTGCAAACTGGCTTGGTTTACAAACTCCGGTTCCAAAACTTAATGAAGAGCCAGAATCTGAAAAGCCAACACTGACAGAGCAGCAAAAATTGGCGATACAAATAGCTTTCGCTGACGATATTGCCATGTGGGAATTTATTTCTAATAAGTAAAAATTCAAATATGAATACTATAACCGTTCATAAAAAATATCTATTATTTAGATGTGTAGAGCGCGGATATTCAATAGAAGAAGTTATGCCATGCGTTATTGCGCAGGATGGAGATAATTGGACCGTAGACACATCTCACGCGAGTTACCCAATCTCTCCAAAATCTCAAAAAATAGAAATAAGCGGCGGCGTTGGAACAGAACTAAAAAAACTACTAAAGCTAATAGGAATAACGGCTTCTCCAACTTGTTCTTGTAATGCTAGGGCAAAAACTATGGATGAAAATGGCACACAGTGGTGCGAAGATAATAAGGACACAATAGTGGGATGGCTAGAGGAAGAAGCTAACAAAAGAAACTTGCCCTTTTCATCGTATTTAGCTACAACATTAATAAATTTTGCAATCAAAAAAGCCAAAAAAGCACAGACTCAACAAAACTCATAAAAGTTACATGATATGTTAAAATTTGCTGACAGAGTAAAAGAAACGTCTATAACTACTGGTGACGGTCAGTATATAAACCTAACCGGAGCTTTCGGGGCTTTTCAAACATTCTTAGACGGTATTGGTGATGGAAATTCTACATATTACACTATCGAAAATAACTCTAATTTTGAAGTTGGACTAGGAACATACAGCGCATCTACAAACAGTTTTTCTAGAGATACTGTATTAGTTAGCTCCAATAACAATCAAAGAATAAATTTGTTCGGGGTGTCTATAGTATTTTGCACATACCCAGCAGAAAAGGCCGTTTTTCTTGATCAAAGTGGATATATTTCTGGAATTAACTCTTCTGGTATAATTTTTCCAGATAATACCGTCCAATCAACATCTAGCAAAAATAGATCATATATCAATATCTCATCCACAACTCAGCTAAGTTCATTACATGACGCCATTTTTGCAAATTGCAACACCGAAGATATTACTATCACACTCCCTAGCGCCGTTGGAATAGGTGGTTCAGAAGTACTAATTAAAAAAATAGGCACAAAATCCCTAACCTTGCACCCAGTTGATTCTACCCAATATATAGACGGCAAATCGTTTTTGATCTTATTTCACGCATATGAAGCGGTTTCACTAATCTCTAATAACGAAAACTGGTACCTATTTTAGTGTATAATTCTATGCATCACCAATATCTAATAAGGAGACATTTTTATGTCATACGCACCGCTCGACCGTAACGCATCTGGAATTGTATTTTTTGGAGCATCTTCTACTGATGCAGTTTTTGAATCAAATAGTAGTTTTACATTTGATGGCACCAATTTAGTTGTTCCAAATATACGACTTCCTAACGGTGGAAAAATAGGGAGTGCAAGCCAAACCGGAATATTAACTTTAGGAAGCGATGGAATAGCGACATTCTCTTCTGGCGTAGTTATTGAGGGCGACCTAACAGTTAATGGTGACGTTGTAACACTTAATACAACTACCCTCACCGTAGAAGATAATATCATTCTACTTAATAAGAACGTTACTGGAGTTCCATCATTAGACGCTGGATTAGAAGTAAAGCGCGGAACATCTGCTAATGTTAGACTTTTTTATGATGAAGGTATAGATCAGTGGAGATTTACTAATGACGGCACAACCTTTTATGCTATACCAACGGGCGTAGCTTCTACATCTTTTAGCTTCACTGGCGATAGTGGAACGTCGCAGACACTCTTTAGTGGAGATACTATTACTGTCGCTGGAGGAAGCGGCATATCAACCGTTGCTGGAGCAACAGACACTGTAACAGTTCACCTCAATGTCGACAATTCTACTGTAGAAATAAATACAGACATACTAAGGATTAAAGATGCTGGTGTAACAGCCGCCAAGATAGCAACCGGGGCAGTTGGAACAACTCAATTAGCCGATTCTGCTGTTACAGATGTTAAATTGGCCGCAAATGCTGTAACAACTGCTAAAATTCTTGACTCAAACGTAACCAATGCTAAACTTGCTACTGATTCAGTCACAACCATTAAAATTGCTGGCCTTGCTGTAACAGATGCAAAGCTAGCTGCTGATTCAGTGATTACAGCAAAAATTGCTAATCTCGCTGTAACGGACACAAAGCTCGCTGCTGATTCAGTAACTACAGCCAAGATTGCTGGTCTTGCTGTAACTGATGCGAAGTTAGCTGCCGACTCAGTAACTACAGCTAAAATTCTTAATTCTAATGTAACAACTGCTAAAATTGCAGATTCAGCCGTCACAGAAGCAAAAATATCAAGAACGGTAGATTCATCGTTTCTTACAAATGATACTATCGCATCAGATATTAACTTAGTTGCTGCTGGCGCTGGTGGGATAACAATTAAGTTACCAGCACCACTAGCTGGCAAAAAGGTTATTGTCAAAAAGACAGACAGTGCTGCTGGAGCAGTCACAATAAGTCGTAATGCTACCGATACTATTGATGGTGCAACTTCAAAACTTTTATATTATCAGTATGAAGCTTTAACATTTGTTTCAGATGGTACAAATTGGTTCATAGTGTAATTTATGGCTCAATCAATTACTTTACAAACTTCTGATAGCGATATAATCGCTTCAGATATTTTGGGACGTATTGCGTTCGCTGCCTCCAGTGAGACTAGCGGTTCAGATGCTATTTTAATTGGGGGCGGCATATACGCAGAAGCAGAAAGTGCATTTACAGCAGTTTCTAATGCCACATCTTTAGTATTTGCAACTGCTAGTAGTGAATCTGCTACTGGAAAATTAAAAATTACTAGCAACGGCCACTTAGAGCCGTTATTAAATAATGCATATGACATAGGATCTAGCTCTTTTATATTCAGGAATTTATATCTTAGTAGTGGGGTTTTTACAAATTTGTCTGTAACGGGTGGAAGTCTATCAATTAATACCAATGGTCAATCCTATGGTTTTAGTACAAGATATGGAGCAAATAGCGTTGGTTTCAACATATGGGTAGGTAACGGAGGGTCAGCCGCCATAGGTGCCTCTGGCACTACATACATGGGTAGCTATAACAGTGCTTTTGGTGTTACTTCCTTAAATAATAATACCACCGGATTTCAAAATTGCGCTTTTGGACACTCTTCTTTGGTAAACAATACAACTGGATACTATAATTCCGCTTTTGGTCAAGCTTCTTTACAAACTAACATAACTGGTCTAGGCAATTGTGCGTTTGGTCTTAATGCTCTACTTACAAGCACCACTAGTAATAACTCAGCTTTTGGTTTTTGTTCAATGCAGAGTACAACTACTGGCAATAATAACTCTGCGTTTGGCACCACAAGTCTTTTTGCAAACACAACAGGCTCTAGCAACTGCGCTTTCGGAGCGGAAGCTGGAAGATATATCAACTCTGGAGCAGTAAACCAGACCAGTAGCACTAGTATTTATATAGGAAATGATTCCAGAGCATCAGCAAATGGAAATACTAACGAAATTGTTATTGGTAGTACCTCAAGAGGAAACGGGTCTAATACTGTCACCATAGGAAATACTTCTATAACAAACAATTTCTTTAATGGAACCATCATTGCAAATAGTATTGCTGGAAATGCATCTAATAATAATGTCGTAGACGGCAGACTTACTATTTATACAGGAGATCCCATAGGCTCAGAAGTAGGAAATACTTTTGGAAGCACGTTATACTTTACCCCCTTTAACGGGAATAGAATATCTTTATATGATACTACTAATAGCAGGTGGCAAATTCATACATTTTCAGAAATTTCTATATCTTTAGCTACAGGATACGCCGCTAATACCATGTATGATGTGTTTATTTTTGATAATGCTGGCACCAAAACGTTAGAATTGACAGCTTGGACAACACAGGGAGGATACGCTAGTCCAACAGCTACAGCTAGCGCACGATCCACAGGGTCTGTTTTAGCACTACAAGATGGAGTATACGTGAAAAGCGGATCGCCAAATAAACGATACATAGGAACAGCAAGAACTATTGGAACAGCAGGATTCATATCTGATGGAACAGATAAAAGATTCTTATGGAATATGTATAATAGGGTTAATAAATATATGTCTGTCTCAGATGGCACCTCCCATACCTACACAACAGCATCCTCTCGTATTTATAGAAACGTAAGTACTAACATTGTTGAATTCATAACCGGATTAAATAGATATACTGCCATAAATATGACAATATTATCGAGTACCACAGTTAACCCAGTTTCATCAATACCAGTAGGTATAGGATTAGATATAACTAATGGTATTAACACTTTGGCAATTATAAACAATGTTGATACCGCTACTTTACGAGCTGGAACTACTGATTACCAAACTTCCGCAGGAGCAGGCTATCATTATCTGGCAATGGTTCAGTTGCTTGGTGCTACCGGCGCTACTTTTAGTAATTGCAGCATAATGGCTTCAATAACATGTTGAAAGGAATATGTTAATGACTTATCTATGTAAACTACACGAACAAATAGATTCTATAGTTAGTATTGAGGGAGTTCAAGACCTTGGAAACAATACTTTTCATATAGAATATTTAACTGAACCAAGCTCAGAACAGCTAACACAAGTTAATAATATAATAGCGGATTGGCCCTTACGCAAAGCCAAATTAGAGAAGTTAGAACAAGTAGATATATCTTGGAAAACCACCATGAGCAATGGTTGGACAACTCCTTATGGGTGGAAGCTTGGAACAGACACACAGGATGTAACACTATTAACAGGAGCTTTCATATTAGCCAAAGAAGCTAACAGCATGGGCTTATCTACTACGGGAACCGTTATTGACATGGATGGACAGTCTCACGAATTGTCCCTACAAGATATGACCATTCTAATGCTCCAATACGGCCAATTTAGATCACAATTGAGTTCACAAGACGCACTAAAAAGGGAACTTATAAATAATGCAAATTCTATAGACAGTCTAAATCAAATTATTTAAGTTTGAAAGAATACAAGGATCTAGGTGTATAACTAATTAGAGATTACGGGGCAAAATGTGTTTATTTTCAGCCTACTACCTTTCAGCACTTCTGATATTATATACCGAAACGGCGAGGTTTTTAAGCTACTTTTAAACATCAACAGAAGCGAAAAAGTCGTATCCTCAGTTTCTAGTTTGGTAGAAATGGCCCTAAATATCGACACCCGCAACACTATATACCAAAACGGTGACATTTTTGAGCTAGTTTTAAGCATAAATAGAAGTGAAAATATTCTGTCTTTGGTTTCTAGTCGAGTAGAAATGGTGCTTAATATCGAAAATAACCCAACAACACTATGATTACAGTAGAATTCACCCTGTCTATCCTACAAACAATCCATATCATACTTAAGAGATAAAATGCCTAGCGAAATACATGTAGATGACCTTGGAACCAGATTCCTAGCCACCATTAAAGATAGCGGCGAGGTTGTTAATATTTCAAACGCATCCGTTCTTTCCATGATATTCAAAAAGCCCAGCGACACGGTTATTTATAGATCTGGCACATTGTACACTAACGGCTCAGATGGCAAAGTGTATTATGACACAGTGGCGGGCGA